CAGGCTAGAAGGAGATGGAAGTGTTAAATAACAAAAAGAAAAAAATAAAGAAAGTGGTTAAAGCATTAAAAAAAGCCTCTAAAGCACATGCTGGTCAAGCGAAAGTATTGAAAGGAGTTATTAATGGCGGATCCAAAAAAAGGAACGGGTAAGAAACCACCTGGCACTGGTAGAAGATTATACACAGATGAAAATCCAAGAGATACTGTAAAGATAAAATTTGCAACGCCAACTGATGCAAGAAAGACAGTAGCAAAAGTTAAAAAAATTAACAAACCATTTGCTAGAAAAATTCAAATATTAACTGTTGGAGAACAGCGTGCCAAAGTTATGAATAAAAACCAAGTCGCTGCTATATTTAAGAAAGGAAAGGAAGCAATAAGAAAAAATGAAAAAGGCAATACTAGACGCGCTTGAGGCAAGATACAATTCTCAAATAGCTGAAGCAGATGCAGTCATAAAAATCTATTTAGAAAATAGTGTTGGTATTGGAGAACATCCGCAACACATTGAAGAAGTAGATAAACTAGTTCAAAAAATAGCTGATGCTCAAGAAAAGTTAGAGGTCTTAAAAGACTTTGAACCAGAAAGGAGCATCTTATAATGGAGGATGGATTAGTAATTGTATCTAAATTACAAAAGTTAATGAGAAACAATTTACAAATTATTGGAGACACCATGATTACTGGTGGGGTTGACAATATGGAAAAATATAAGTATTTACTAGGACAAGCTAATACTTATCAAATTATGCTACAGGAGATCTCTAACCTGCTAGAAAACAAGGAGCAAAAAAATGACGAAGGAACAATCATCGACCTCAACTCAAGAGGTCCCAAAAGTTAAACTTGCACTTCAAGAAAAATACGAAGAGCAAGATAAAAAAGAAAATAAAAAACAAGAAGATTTATCTAACAAAGAATCCTCTAAACTACCTAAACCAACTGGTTGGAGACTTTTAGTTTTACCTTTTAAAATGAAAGAAAAAACTAAAGGTGGTCTATATTTAGGACAAGAAACAATTGAGAGACAACAAGTTGGATCTAATTGTGGCATGGTCTTAAAGATGGGTGCACATTGTTATGATAAGGAAAGATATCCTGAAGGACCTTGGTGTAAAAAAGGTGATTGGGTTATCTTTGCAAGATACGCTGGATCTAGAATCCAGATCGATGGTGGGGAAGTAAGATTGCTAAACGATGATGAAGTATTAGCAACCATCGAAAACCCTGAAGATATATTTCATCAATATTAAAACATAGAAGGAGTAAACTATGCCAGAAGAAGAAAAGAAAACAGAACCCATGGTTGACATAGATACTTCCGGACCGGAAGTAGAAGTTAATCTTGAAGAAGAAAACAAAGTTGAAGAACCAAAGGAAACATTACAAGTCGAAGAAACAGAACCTAAAGAAGAAATAAAAGTTGAAGAAGAAACAAAAGAACCAGAAGTAAAAGAAGAAACAGAAGACAAGAAAAAAGAATTAGAAGACTATAGTGAAGGAGTGCAAAAAAGAATTGCAAAGCTAACTAAAAAATGGCGTGAAGCAGAACGTCAAAAAGAGGCTGCGATAGAGTGGGCTCAAAAAGTTAAGAAAGAGCAAGAAAGTTTGCAGACTAAATTAAAAACTATAGAACCTAACTATGTAACTGCAATGGAAGGCAGAGTGACATCTGGGTTGCAAGCTGCACAAGCTGCTTTAGCAAAAGCAAGAGAAGCTGGAGATATAGCGGCTGAAGTTGATGCACAAAAGATGATAGCTAGATTAGGTGTAGAAGAAGCAAGAGTTGCTAATCTTAAAAAGAAAGCTGAAACAGCTCCACAAGAAACTGTTAGAACGCCAACTTTAGATCAAGCAATAGCTCCTAAGTCTACAGCACCTGATCCAAAAGCTGAAGAATGGGCTGAGAAAAACCCATGGTTTGGCCAAGATAGTGCTATGACTTACACTGCATTTGACTTACATAAAAAACTAACCGAGGAAGAAGGGTTTGATGCTCAATCTGATGATTATTATGCAGAGATTGATAAGCGTATGAGACTTGACTTCCCGCATAAATTTGGTAAAACTGAAACAACGGCATCGACAAAGCCTACACAAACAGTAGCTTCAGCAAAGCGAAGTGTAAATAACAAGTCGCAGAAAACCGTGAGACTCACGCCGTCTCAAGTAACAATTGCTAAAAAATTAGGTGTGCCACTAGAACTTTATGCGAAACAATTAAATATCACGAAGGAGAGATAAGCATATGACAGATAAAAAAATAAACTCCCGTGCGAGCCAGACTCAAGTTAAAGAACACAAAAAAGTTTGGACTCCACCATCATCTTTAGATGCTCCACCCGCGCCAGATGGCTTTAAACATAGGTGGATAAGAGCTGAGTCGGTAGGTTTTGATGATTCATCAAACATGTCGGCAAAGTTAAGATCAGGATACGAACTTGTGAGAGCAGATGAATATTCTGATGTAGATTATCCAAGTATACAAGACGGGAAATACAAAGGAGTTATCGGAGTTGGCGGCCTTTTGCTGGCAAGGATACCGGAAGAAATTGTCAAGTCGCGCGAAGAGTATTTTAGAAAACAGACTCAAGAACGAAATGACGCGATCGAAAACGATTTAATGAAGGAACAGCATCCAAGTATGCCGATCAATAGTGATCGACAGACTCGTGTAACCTTCGGTGGTACTAAGAAATCCTAATTACAGAATTTCTAACCAACGAATAAATTAAATCGTACTGGAGGCCCTTTGGGCAGGTACATAAGGAGATAAAACTATGGCTAACAAAGACGCAGCGTTCGGTTTCAAACCTACAAGACATCTTACAGGTGGATTAATCAGAACGGAAGAATACGCTATAGCGGCTAACTACGGAACAGCAATTTACACTGGTCAAGTAGTTGAAGCAGTAGCGGGTGGCGGTATTGAAGCAGCAGCGGCTGGAGACACTCAACAAGCGGGTGTGTTCGGTGGCGTATTCTATACTGACCCAGACACAAGCAAACCTACATTTAAGCCTTTTTATGCAGCAAGCACAAATGCTTCTGATTTAAAAGCTACAGTGTATGCGGATCCTTATATCGTTTATGAAGCACAACATGATGGTACTGGAACAGCGGCTATGAATAACTCTGCATTTGATTTCGTAGGTACTGGTGGAAACACTACTACAGGACAATCAACTTCAGAAATTGATACGTCGACTTCTGGAGCATCTGGTGGTTTCAAACAAATTGGTATATCAACAGATCCAGACAATAGTGATACGTCATCAGCGAATGCAAATGCATATGTTGTATTCAACACTGGTGAGCATATCTTTAAATTAACAACAGGCGTATAATTTTAGAATAGGAGATTAAATTATGGCAATATCACGATCACAACTAGTTAAAGAACTAGAGCCAGGATTGAATGCACTATTCGGCCTGGAATATAAAAACTACGCAGATGAGCACACAGAAATTTTCGATATCGAAAATTCTGACAGAGCTTTTGAAGAAGAAGTGATGTTATCTGGTTTCGCTAACGCACAGGTTAAACCTGAAGGTCAAGGCGTAAACTACGATACAGCGCAAGAATCTTTCACTGCTAGATACACTCACGAAACGCTTGCTTTAGCGTTTTCAATCACTGAAGAAGCGATTGAAGATAACTTGTATGACAGACTTGCGTCTAGATATACAAAAGCATTAGCTAGATCTATGGCTAATTCTA